TGGGGAAAAATAATTAAAGGGTAAATAAATGGCTAAAGGAATGTTAACAGGAGATGTGCCACTTGGCCCAAACAGTCAATGGTTTTTTGGAAATAGTGATGTAGCATATGCAAATCTTAAAAGAGCAGGTTACAATCCTACTGATTGGGGCTATCATTTTTCAAATAACAAAGTTGATAGATTTGTACATAATAGATATAAAAAATTTATAGAAATACCAAGATAATAAGGACACATTATGACTTATAGAGAATTAATTAATGAAGTATTAATAAGATTGCGTGAAGATACAATTGCGACAGATTGGTCTGGTGCTATAAATGATAGTACTAATGTATCTGCCTATCATAAAGTTATAGGATCATTAATTAATGATGCTAAACGAGGTGTTGAAGAAAGACATGATTGGCTTAATCTTAGAGAAACAGTTGATATATCTACAGTAGCAAGTACAAAAAATTACAATTTATCATCTGGTCAAGAGATAAAAATATTGGATGCCATAAACAACGATACAGGCCTTCATTTACATCAAGTAAGCAAACAGTACATTAACACCGTAAAGTACCCTACAGACGATACTGGTGAGCCTCTGTACTATGCTTTTAATGGTAGCGATAGTTCTAATAATTTAAAAGTAGATTTATCACCAGTTCCTACTGAAGCACACACTATATCTTTTGATGTTGTTAAGTATCAAGACAAACTTACAAATGCCGCTACAGTTTTAAAAGTACCAGCACAGCCAGTTATACTTGGAGCATGGGCCAGGGCAATAGCTGAGAGAGGTGAAGATGGTGGAACACAATCTAGTATTATGGCTCAAGAAGCTAATGAAGCACTTAAACAAGCAATAATATTAGATAGTGGTAATACTAAGTATGAATCAGATTGGTTTGTTAACTAATGGCAAAAGAATTATCATACCAACCGTTAACTGATATTGGACTAAATGGGTTAAATACTCAAAGTAATCCTGCATCATTAGATACATCATTTTTAGTTAAAGCAGAAAATGTAGTTATTAGAGAGTCTGGTCGTATTGCTTTTAGAAAAGGATTAAAACAAAAAGTAGCACCTTCTGGAACAGCTATTGCATCTGTAGTAGAACATAATGATCAAGGAACTAATAAAATATTTGTAAGTTATGGAACAAGTATTTATGCTGTAGATTTTACTTCACCAGCATCAGCCTTTCCTAGTAGTGGTGCTGATGTAAAACATACTGTTGCTAATAGTACGGGTGATTGGCAATTTGTTAATTTTAATGATCGATTGCATTGTTTTCATGCTGGAGTAGAGCCACAAAGATATGATGGTAGTTTAACTTCTGGATCAAGGTGGACAGCACATGCAACTAAACCATCAACTGTATCTTCTAATCAATTTAAACCAACTTGTGGAATGGGTTTATACGGAAGAATTTGGGCAGGTGGTGTAGCAGAGTCACCAGATGTTGTTTATTATTCTAATCTTTTAGATGGTGATGACTGGACAGGTGGTGATGCAGGTTTAATAGATTTGTCTAAAGTTTGGGGTATTGATACAATTATAGCAATTGCTCCTTTTTATGGAAAATTAGTTATATTTGGTAAAAACAATATTGTTATATATGACAGGCCAGAAACAGTAGGATCACTTGCACTCAATGAAGTTATTAGGGGTGTAGGTCTTGTATCAAGAGATACAGTTCAAGCTATTGGTGATGATTTAGTTTTCTTGTCTAATACAGGTGTTAGATCATTAGGTAGAACAACTGAAAAAGATAAATTACCATTAACTGATTTAAGCGTAAACATTAAAGATAGATTAATTAGAAATATTGGTCAAAGTTCAAATGTTAAAAGTGTTTATGTAGAAAATGAAGGTATTTACATAATGTCATTTGTTGATAAAAACATTACTTATGTGTTTGATTTTAAACATTTCACACCTAACCAAGCACCAAGAGTAACAACATGGACTTTTGACAATGATAGAGAGCCTTCTAATATGTCATATACAGAGTTATATGGTTTATTAGTAGGACAAAAAGATGGTGGTTTGGCTGGTTATGAGGGTTATTACGACACAGATTTAGCTGGTGCATCAACTTATACTTATAGTTCATATACAAGTAGTATTGCTACAACATGGATTAATTTAGGTCAATCTATAGCAGCTTCATTTTTAAAGAGATTGTTTTTAGTTTTAGAGGGTGGTTCTGGAGCAACATTAGGATTAAAATGGTATAAAGATTATAGTCCAACTCCATCGGATACTACATCTATAACTTTAAACCCTACAACTACAGGAACAACATCATTGTGGGGTGCTTCTAGTTCTCTATATGGAGCGACAACAGTTACACATACACACAATGCAGCAGTACATCCTAATTCATCTACTTACAAACCTATATATGGATTACATGAATACAAAACACCGTTAACTGGTTCGGCAAAAAACCTTAAACTAGAGATAGATATTGAATCTAATGGATTTGATGCTTCTTTACAAGACTTAACTTTATTACATAAACAAGGAAAAATAAGATAATGGCAAACTATACTATAGCTGTCGGATGGTCTGGCAAAGATGCACTAGCAGATTCCGATGCAGGAAAAGTAATATCTGGTGCAGATTTTAATACTGAGTTTACAGCAGTACAAACAGCAGTTAACACTAAGGCTGATCTAGCAGGTAGTGCTTCTCAAGCATTTAGTGCGACAACAGCAAACGCAGGAACTAACACAACACAAGTAGCTACAACTGCTTTTGTTACCGCAGCTATAACAGCAGTTAAGGCTGCTTTATACCCAGTTGGTTCTATATATACTAACGCAGAAGTATCTACTAATCCAGCAACTCTTCTTGGGTTTGGCACTTGGGAGGCTTACGCACAAGGTAGAGTTCCAGTAGGTAAGGCATCGAGCGGTACATTCGGTACGCTTAACGCTACAGGTGGTTCTGAAACTGATTCACACACATTGACACTTAGTGAAATACCTTCACACAATCATAGTAATGGTAGCTATCAATATTTATTAAGGTCTGATTCAAATCATACATTAAAAGATTCAGATAGCACAGGTGGAGAACCAAATCTTGCACAACAAGGAGCAATAGCAGCAGCAGGTGGTGGTGGAGCACACACGCACGATATTTTACAACCATATATAGTAGTCTATATGTGGAAACGCACAGCATAGGAGATTAAGATGGCAAGAGGCAGAGGTAACTTAGGACTAGGAAAAAGAGGTTCTGGTAAATTAGCAGGAGGTATGAACTCAAAGTTTCTTACAAATTTAAATAGGCAAAATGGCATTACTCCTAGAGGTGGTAGTTTTTTTAAAAATGCAGGTCAAGCACTAGCAAATAGAAGAACAGGTGATCCTGGAAAATATGGTGCAGAAGATTTACAATTTAATATAGATTTAGGTGAAGATGTATTTAGAAAAACTACACCAGATTTAAATTATGTTGGTGGTAAAAACGAGTATGTTAAAAATCCAGATGGTTCATATAGTATAAATGCTTCTTTAGGTGATAGAGAACAAGAAATTTATGACCAAAGTGGTATGCTTACAACGAATCTTGGTAATTTGTCTAATGAATTTTTTAAAGGTGGATATGATTCTATGCACCAAAATAGATTAGACAGGTTAAGGGCATTATATACGGAAGGAGATGCACAAGCAGAAGCAGAACGATTAGCCAGAGATCAAGCTACAGGTGCTTCATCTACAGCAAGGTCGTTAGGTGAACAAGCATACAATAGAAACATTAATCAAAGAGATTTAGGTTTAGTGGCACAAGCTGATACAGATGTCATGAATTATGGTAATTTTTTAATGAACAACCGAGGTACTGCTTTAGACCAAATGACTAAAACAGGCAACATAGCAAATGATTTTATTAGCAATCAAATGAATTTTGCAGATGCAGATGCTAATTTAAGTGAAATATCAAAAGCTAAATCAAGACAATTAGATCAGATTGCTGCAGCAGAAGAAGCTGAAAGAAAAGGTAAATCTAATTTTTGGGGTGGAATATTTAACACTTTTGCACCTGCAATATCAAATGCAATTATTCCAGGATCGGGTACTGCTATGAAAGCATTTGGTTCAGGGTTATTTAAAGTTTAGTAGGAGAAAAACATGGCAGTTTCATACGGAGATAGATATAGCGTAGAGCAACAAATTCTTGAAGAGCAAGAACAAAGAGGTCAAGATGCTATAACTAATGCAGTCAATTTAGCAGGAACTAGAGGTGCAGGAATGATGCTTCGTGCCAGAGGTATTGGTGAGTCAAGAGGCGAAATGTACAATGCACTTGGTAGAATGTTGACAGGTGAAGAAGAGCCAACAGACCCTAGATTAGCTAGACAAAATGCTTTACAAAAGATTTTTGAACAATATGGCGATCCACAAAACTATGAAGATATGGTTAAGATTGCTAATGTTTTGAGAACAAGTGGATTTCCTGATGAAGCAGATTTAGCTATGAAACAAGCAAATGATTATAAAACTGCTCAAACTAATGCTTTAAATGCTAACACAAGTGCAAACAAAGCACCAACAAGAGATACAGAAGATTATATTAAAATTGTAAATGGCAAAAAAGTTGTTTATTCAAAATTAACTCAATGGAATCCATCTACTCAACAATGGGATTTTGTTAGTGAAGCACCAAAATACGCACCAGATTCAGCAACTGCTTTAGGAAAAGATTTATTAATGGCTGCAAATACATATCCAAATAGCGATGGCACAAAAGGGTGTAATCTTAACGATGATGTTTGTTATATGTACGCAGTTGACAAAGTTAATCAAGCAAAAAAGAACGAAACAGAATTTGACAAAGTTCTTGGTGGTGCAATGGGTGATGAGTTAGTTGAAGTTAGAAAAGAAGCATTAACTGGCTTTAAAACAATAGGAACTATAAACAATTCTTTTAAAAGTTTAAATTCTGCTGAAGTTATTTCTGGTTTTGCTGCAGAACCAAGATTAAGTTTTGCAAAAGCTATTGGTGTATTGACTGGAGATGAAAATAAAAGAATACAAGCAACTGAACTTTGGTTAGCTTCAACAGCTGGACTTGTTACTGAAATAATGGGTAGTGGTGACTTAGGTGCTGGTACAGGACTATCAGATAACGATATTAAATTTGCTAAAGCTATGGTAGCAGGAAGTATTGAACTTGATGAAAACTCTGTAAGAAGAATTTTATGGATGAGAAGAATACTTGAAGTAGAAAAAATTAAAAGATGGAATGAAAGATATAATAATTTACCTGAAACTGTTCGTGACAGTATGACATCACAAGGTTTAAATCCTAAACAGGCAATAGTAGATATACCTACATGGGATCAAAACATGATTTATTTAAAACCACCTAAAGGTCATATTGAATTAGAAGCACCAGATGAAACTTTATATTACTATTGGCCTGCAAATCCAGAATATGATGTAAATACAATTCAATATAAAGGTGAAACTTATACTGTCCATGACAAAAATGGATTTGACATAACTGCAACAGTTAAAAAAGGACAATAATATGGCAGAAACAAATCAACAATTAGATTTAGATACCTTAATAGAAGTTATAGATACAGATAACAATAATCAACAAACTGATAATATTGACTATACTTCCCAATTACAATTAACAGAAGTTTACAACGATAACGAAATACCAAATGCAGTAGGAAAAAAATCTTTTATCGATCAATTAGTAAGTGATTATCACAAACGAGAGAAAGAATTTCAAACAAGTCAAGCTGCTTACCAAAAAGGCGAAATTGGTGGATTAAGAAATTTTGCTGTAGGTGAAGTAAAAAAAGCTATGTTAATACCTGATACTGTTGGTAATGCTATTTTTAGCGTTTTAGATTTTGGTTACAAAAATGTAATACAAAAACCTGCTTCGGTTTTAGAATCTGGAGTAGAATGGTTAATGCCAGGATCAACACAAAAAATGGAAGATGCAGTTGATGGATTTAGTAAAGCTAGTGGTGATAAATTAGCACAATGGTACGCAAAATCTCCTGCTGCACAACAAGGCATACAAATGGCTGTAGAAAGCAAAGAAAAATATGACGAATGGTGTAAAAATAATCCTAATGATTGTATGGCATTAGAAGCTGCAGTTGATATCCCTTTGTTTTTTTGGCCCGCAGGTAAAGCAATAACAATAGCACCAAAAAATGCCATAACACATACACCTTTTGAAGAAATGGCTAAGACACAAAAATATCTTTTAGGCAAACAAGAAATGCGTGTTAAATATGATGATTTGTGGGCAATGTTAAATTTTAAAAATAGAATTAACAAAGATAATCAAAGAAGAGTTACACAAGAAGGGTCTTTAACAAGAATGACTACTATTAATTATAATCCTTATGAAAAAGAATACATGGATGCTTTAATGAAAGTAGGTGTTAAAGGTACTGCAAATCCAACGAAAAACAATCAAATTATAAGCAACGCTTTAGAAACAGAAGCAAAATCTTTAGCTTTATTATTATCAAAAAATGATTCAAAAATACCAATTCCGTGGGGTCAAACTAAAGCTAGATTAAGAACAGAAATTGATAAATTATTACTTAATCCAATGTATCAAACAACACAACAAAAAAATACAATTGAAGCACAGTTAGAATTGTTATATAAATACTTAGATAATGGTAATTATAAAGGCACACCACAAGGAATTTTACAATTACGACAGTTTTTTGACAAACAAAACATTGATTACAAAAGAGGTGCAAATTTAGATGGAACAATTCCTATTAATGCATTAGATGATTCTACTAGAGTAATTAGACAAACACTTAACCAAATTGTAAGCGAAAGAGTGCCAAACGCAAAAGTTACAGAATCTTTAAAAAAACAAACTTATATGTACAATGGTTTAGATGACATACTTCCTGCATTGCAAAATGATGCTTGGAGTGCTGTACAAAGAACATGGAAAAATGCTGCAAGTTTAATTGGAATTAAAATGGATTTTAATCGACTTATGGCAATTGCATTTGGTGCTTCTGCTTATGGAATGGCTTCTTTAGGTGTAGCAGGTGTTGGAGTGGCTGCTGGAGCCTTAGGTGGTGTAGGATTAGGAATAGCAATACAAACAAGAACAACTAAAAGGGCCTTAGGTAAATTATTATCAATTATCGATCAAGCAATTAAAGTTGGAGCAAATCCTAATACTGTAAAAGCATTGTCATATGATAGAGCAGCAATTAAAGAATTGTTTGAAAGACCAATTGAAGATAGAGAAGATCCAGGAGTGTGATAATGAGTATGAATGAAATGCAAAAAAGGTTGTTATCAGGAATGTCTACTTCAGACTTGCCTTTTTATAATCAACAGACAGGAGAGGCATTACCAGAGGCTACAGAGTATGTAGAGGAGCAACAATTTGATAGT